TAGAATTAGTTATCGTACTAAAACCACTTAACAATATAATATCATTTTCATTTATTCCATGAGACGAAGAAAAAGTTAAAGTTACAATTGGTGATCCGTTAGTCGTGCTGAATGCACTTGTAAGCGTTGTCGTAGATTTAATAGGATGTATGTCATAAAACACACCACCTGAATATGCATATAAAATTCTGTTTGTACCAATAATAGCGTATCTTCTACCTAAACTATTTACAAAATGATGAAGGCCTCGACCTGCACCAGTTAACTCATTTTCATTAAGGTTACCTAATTGATTCCAACCTCCTATTTTTTCAGGAGATCCATATCTAAATCGAACATTGTCGCAGTCGATCCATTGACCTTCTGCTCCTGTAGGTGTTAGTTGTTTATTAATACCTGGCTGAAAACCTATTTTTTGTAGCATAACAAAAACATTATATACTAAAATATTTTATTTTTGTAGCATTAAGAAGGGAGGAGTTGGTATGGTGGATAACTCCCCCCATCTTAACACTATTTCCTTTTAAACCAAGAAGGAAGACCTAAATGTGGTCGTCTGTCAAACATATTATCTTTTGCTCCGGGTGTCTTACGATTATTATAATGTAGGAAAACCTGTACACATTCATTGCCTTTAAATTTTTCTCTCCAATGCTCTAACTCAATACCTCTATAAACTAGCATATCTCCTGGTTTTAAATCTACTTTAATACCTTTTGCATTGCTAGCAACTGTAATCTTTTTACCATCTGGTGCACCTACATTTTCATTTGGACTTAAATATATTGGCCAATCATCACCACCAAGATTCATAGTAGTTGATATCTCACAACTAAATCTATCCTTGTGTCTTTTTAATTCATCACCTTTTTTATAAATTCTTGCATAAGTATATGCAGGATATAATTTTAATCCTGTAGCTTTTTCCATACCTGGCTGACATTTTAACATTAAAGTTTCCATAGCAATGTCTGCATAATGAGAATAAGTATGAGGTATTTGATTATCGGCTTCTTCATATTGTCCTAATATATTTTCAAATGGTGAGATGTAACGAGCTTTTCTAGAAGTATCTAAAACTTGCTTTTTCATTCTAAAATAATTAGCAATAAAAGTTGCTAAATCTTTTGAGGCAGCTTGACGAATAACTGTATATTTATTTTTTTTAAAACTCATGTCTGTAATTAAAACTTATGGAAAACCTTTCTTTATTAGTTTGACTTGGTTCTACAAAATGTAGTGTTGCAGCAGAAAAAAGTAACAACAGATTAACTTCTGGATTTACTATAAATCTACCTGAATTATAATGATTAATTTTTTTAACTCTACCACCTTTATCCCAATATAAATTTTTCATACAATTATCTGTTCTTTCAAAAATAATATTTCCACTGTCTTTAGGAGTCTCTACATAAAACACACCAGATATAACCACCGAACTACCAGCGTGCACATGTGGAGCATTATAAGAAGCTTTTTTATTTATGTTATACCAATAATTTTCTAATATTAATTTACCTTTAAAACTTAAATCTTTATTTAATTTTTCTATTTCGTTTTGAATTATTAAAAATAAATTATTGTTATGTTTATTAACTTCTTCAAAAGATTTACTTTGCCAACCACCAAGGTTACTTACACTTCTTCCTTTTGGATTTTTTTTTCTAACTTGCATCATATGTTTTTTTAAGTTTTTTAAATTAACATTACAAAAATTTGCGTACAAATATTCACTAAAAATAGTTCTAATCATTTATTTAAAATTTTTTGGAATAGCTTGTATGTTAAAATGTATAAATCTAAAAGGTTCAAATCCGGGATCTACAGAAAATTCATGTTCCATGTAACCTGGGAAAAGAATTAAAGTTCCAGGTCTTGGAAAAAAATTAACTGTTTCTGTTCCAGGCCATAATCCTCGTGCATCATTTCTCATACGTAATTTTGTAGCTCTAGCTCCTGTTCTTGGATCATGAAATATTGGATGAGATGTATTTTCACTGCACTTTAAAAAATAAAAACCTGATACATGTTGATTCCAATGTATGTGAGCATTATGGTGTCCACCACCTTTTTTAGCAAACTCTTGCACCCAAAGTTCACTAAAAAATAAATCATACAAAGACATTTCATACCCTTGATGATTTAAATATTCTAAAGCTTTTTGATTAATATATCTTTTTAAATCCCAAAAATCAGTGTCGTTTAACAAAGTTCCTGAGTGAAAACTTCTCCCAAAGTCACCAAACTTTTTAATATATGCTTTAGCGTCTTTTGTTTTTTTAGCTTCTCTTATATATTTATTACTTGCCTTATCTAAAGATTTTAAAAAATCTAATTTTTGATCAACCCAAATTACTGATTTAAATACTGGTTGTATTTGCATATTAATTAAAAGGCCATCCTAGATTCCAAACAACTAAGCTATACCTTGTCCCTGATGTTACTGGTTTTACTCTGTGCCAAACAAATGAAGGAAATACAATAATAGATCCTTTAGGTAAAATTTCTTTTGCTCTTCTTAAATGTTTATCTTCATCTCTCATATGTGGATCATAATTTCTAAAATCAAACTCTAGCTCTCCACCGGTATATTCTGATCCATCTGTTAATTGACAAGTCATAGATAGTTTTCTAATTTTACCATGCTCTGGATGTTTTGGATCTTTTCTTTCATAAGGTTTATGCCAACTATCACAATGCCAGTCATAGTATTGGTTGTGTTTATATTTAGTAAATTGACAAGATTCAGATCTATCCCATTGAAAATTCCAACCAGCATTTTTATTTGCCATATGAACATATGGATGTATTTCTTTATATATCCAAGTATCATCGACCCAAACTAAATCAGAGTTTCTTTTATGTTTCATATTTTTAATTTGTGACCCAGTTAGTTCACCACCATTATCAAAACCTCCTGTTTTAGCTATTGTTTCTTTTTTAGATAAAGCATGTTTAATTACGTCATCACAAAATTTAGGAGTTAACGCAGATTCAAAATACCAGTAATAATTAGATATATTCATTTTTATTGTTTTCTATAAATTTAAAATTCATCGCTATAGAAACTCTAGGATGAACGCTATTATTTTTACTTACTTTATGATCAATACCTGATGAAAAAATTATATATTTATTTTCTTCTGGCGGAAAAACCCAATGTTTTTTTAAAAACCTATGTGGGTAATATTCTAAAACTAATTTACCAGATTCTTTTGGAACACTAACATAATAAACACAAGCTAAATCAACAGAATCTCTTAAACTATCTATCGTTAAATGATTATGTAAAACACTGCTTTCATTTTGTTTGTGAACTTGAGTCCAAAAATCACGCAATACTACTTTTTTTTGAAACTTAGTTTTAATTATTTCTTTAAATTGATTAACAATTAAATTAATTTCTTTTGTTTTTGGTATAATAATATCTTCATTACGACTTAACGTTTCTACTTTACTCATTCTTTTTTTATAGTTTTTAATACAAATTTTTTTTAAATTATCATTATTAATTTTTTTTAAAAATCCCCATAAAAAAAAATCTATATGAAAAATTTGTTGGTTTATATCAAATGTATTCATAGGTTATTGTTTTTACAAAATTTAATGATTCTTTTTGTTTGTTAGTTATATAATAAATATTTGTTGATGGAAACATTACAAACTTATTATCTTCTAAAGGTATTGTCCAAGATCTACCTTTTCTTCTATTATCATCAAACAATATCGTCACATCACAGTCTTTTACTTTTACTCCATAAAGACAGGTAAAGTCCGCAGAGTTTCTAAGATCAACTGCATTTACATTAGTAAACGGTTTTGTTATTTCTTCGGGTTTGTAATAAGAACACCAATTATTTTTATACACTAGATTTACTTCGTAATTTAAACCAATGTGTTCTTTAATATATAAATTAAGTCTGTCCCAATTTTTTGAAAAAGGAAAATTTTGTTTTTTTATTTTTGCAAGTAAAGCATCATTAACTAATGCTTCTCGATCAATGTCCCAACCTTTTGGCATATCGACATTACCATAATATAATGATTGTTCACTTAATACTTTCTTTTGCATACCACGATTAGGTATACTTTATACTTTTGAATTTGTCAATATCCAACCAGCTGTGTTGTCAGCTTGATATGCGTCTTCGTCCCAAATGTATTCCCAAAAATGAGTTCCCGCATCGTTTTGTGAAGTTTGTTCTGCAGTTAATGCTGGAGGATCACCGATTGGTGATTTCCAATTTGCAGTTGTAGTATCTTTTACCCAAGATGCATGAGGTAATTTAGGCCAAAAAATTTGATTCTCTTCATCCCAAATATAACCTATAGCTGCATAATTTCCTCTAAGTGGTGTACCACCATCTGTATGCTGATTAGCTGCTGTGTTGTAAGATGTTTGAACCCACATTTGTGCAGGCCAGTTGTTGTGTCGTTCTAACCACTGTTGACCTACTTTTTCGTCTTCAACACCATCAGCGTTTAACATATCAGAATTATTTAAAGTTAATACTTGAAGAACTTTACTGTTTAATCCTATTTTTGCAAAATGTGCCATAATTCTCCTATTGATATTTATAC